GGTGTAGCCACCTGCTTCGTTGGCAGCGGCCAGGAGAACCCCGGTGAAGTCGCCGTACTGGGAGTACGCCGCTGTACCGTCAGTCATGGGACTGAGGTTCACGGTTACCTCATAAGGGGCCTTTATCTCAAAGGTCACCCTGGAAGTGTCGATACAGAACCCGACCACCTGCATCAGGTTCTCTGCGCCCGTAGGACGGGTAGCAGTGATTTCACCTGCGGTAGCGGATAGGTACATCGTATTACCCTGCGTGTAAGGGGCGTCCGTGTCACGGATGATGCCGCTCCGGCAGAGTACGCCTACGTCGCCGGAAGCGTAACTGTTCACAGCCACGGCCTCCGCGAATTTCGTGTTGTCGTCTGCGTCTGCGAGTTCCCAGTCGGTGCCGTCGAAGTAAACCATGTCCCCGGCGGTTACGGCTGTAGAACCGATAGTCGCAGCAAACTTGTCGGTTGCTTGCTCAACGTGTGGGTCAGCCATCGTTCATTACCTCATTATCAGATTACGGAACTATGCTCAACGAGGTTGGTTATTCGTTGTTAGGCAGCGGAGTCGATTCCAGCCAGCCCTGCACAGGACTTGGCAGAGTAGACCACTGCGTTCAGATAGACAGCCATCCGGTAGACATCCTCGTTCTTGTCGAACTTGGTGCCCAGGCGTTGGATGTCAGGGTCAAGAACGGTACCGTTGTGGATGACAGTCCAGCCCTGCTTCTCCTGACCTGTCTTGCAGGCATAGATGGTAGTAGCAGTGGAGGAACCCCAGCCACCGGCGTTCTCGTATTGTTCGGAGTTGGAGATGTAGTCGTTGATGACCACAGGTATGCCATTGTAAAGGGTGTACTGGTGACCGAACATATCAGCCGAAGTCAGAACGACGCCGGAGCCGGTGGCCCTGGCGAGTGAGGTCAGCTTGCGACGCATGGTCTTGTTCATCATCAGGAAGTCCGGCTTACCGTTCTCCACCAGGTCAATCATGGCGTCCAGGCGGTCAAGGGTGAGTTCGGTCTCTGCCCCGGCGATGGTGGAAGGCTGTGAGCCATCGTCCATCATAAGGAGGCGAGAGTCGCTGATGAGGAGGGACGTGAGTCCTTCCGGCTCAGTAGAGGTGCTACCGGAGTTACCGCTAATCAAAAGGTCTTCCAGCTTTCGGACGATGGACTTCGCCATCTTGGAAAGGAGGACGGCTTCCTGGGACTGCACGTTGTCGGCAGTCTGCATAGCGAAACGGTCAAGGGGGTGCTGTACGCCGACAGTGGTCAACGACACGGTCTTCTTCGTGTAGGTCGGTTCGGTGTCAGACCAGATGTCTCCTACCTGGTGGGTAGCGGCGGCTCCAAGTGTGCTTTCCCGGTTATAGACCAGGGAGTTTCCACTGAAGCTGCTGAACTGGAGGAAGGGGGCCAACTCAGACGCGGTGATGATGTTATCAAACACACCAGCCGTAACATCGTCGTTAGCCAACTTCTGATATTCACTTAGTGTTGGCATCGTATTGTCCTTATAGGTTACGTTTTCGCAGCCCCCGTTCTATGAGGGCTGAGCCACGGAGTTCTTCATTCCCGCCTGCGATAGCCGCACCTGTATCCAGGTCAGCTACGCCTGCTTTCTCCAGGGCCTTCTTCCCAGCGTTCTTCGCTTCATCAGCGAGTTTCTGACGCTCGGACGTAGCCCTGCGGCGTTCTTCCTGGGCAACCATCTTGGCGGCTTCTATCTGGATGTTGATTACATCCTCGAAGTCACCTCTGGCGGCTTTCGAGCCTTCTGCCCAAGCTGCCTGCCAATCGCTCTGGAGTTTCTGTGCATCATCCTCACTGATGAGGATATTGTCACCCTCGTCCTGAACGGTGGACATGAGGCGGGATTGCTCTTTCTCGTACCGGGCGTTCCAATCTCTGGTCGCCTGCCCTTGAGCCAACTCCTGACCTACCCGTGATATCTGAGCCTGCGCTTCATCAGACATATCCATCTTCCGGTCTTCCACATACAGCGTGAAGACTCTCTGAAGTGCGCCCAAACTATCCCGGATACCAGCCAGTTCCGCATCCCTGTCCGTATCCCTACGGCGTTGACCGTCCTTGGAACGCAGGTCGTTCTCCATCTTCTTGACCTGGGCCTCCAATGCGGTTGCTTTCGCCCTGTAGTCTACTTCTTCTTCAGGGGTCTCTTCGGTAGTCTCTTCAGCCTCCTCTTGTGCGGGCTGTTCCTCTACCTGGGGTTCCTCTGGTGCCGGTGTTGTCACCATGCGATGCTCCTTATGTATTTAATAGGAGTAATCACTGCGGAAAAGTGTAACCCTTTCCGCAAATTCCTGTCAATTTATGTCGCCTATTTTGCCAAGCGGTTGAAGTAATCCTTGATGAAAACAGATTCTTCAGAGGAGTTGTAGTACGTCCAAAGGTACCTTCTTACTTCCTTGGAAGTTTTGTCTTCTGAGAAAATTATATGTTTCTTAAAGGCCCCTAGTTGCCCTTCCACATAATTAACGATGGCCTTTATCGCCTTCTTCTCCTCTTCAATAGGCGTACCAATCTCATCAGCTAGCACAGTGACCCGGCGTGTGCGTGGGTCACCTTTCGGATAGGTCATGTGTTCTTTATAAATCCTGGCTTCATCAGGGGTGATGTCCAAGAACTCCGTCCCTGTCTTCGACCAGATAGGTACGTTGCCCTGGCTGTGTTCCGCAGGAAAGTTAAGGATGCTGCCTGTGACAGGGTCGGTTGGCCCCCAATAATGCTCACTAAGGAACCGTGTTCCCGCATCAAAGTCATCGGTTGTTTCTGTTGGAGAACTCAGTCCCGTGTTCATGTCCACATATCTCTTGAACTCTTCAGGTTGTTGAGACAGCCAAACATCTAACTCTATCCACCGCTCCTCGGTCATCACTTCATCAACGGTAGTCTCTTTCGTATCGGGGTCAGTCACTGTTAGAATCTCTTCCATCTTGGCATAGAAGACATCTAATGGGTTTTCTATCTCATCTTTATCGTAATCATACAGTTCTTGGCGGTTCTTCATCGCTCCAAACTTGCGGCTCCGATAGTGTTTCTTCCAATCATCAACCCCCAGCGTTTCAGCGGCCAACTGCCTATCCGAACTCTCTTGGGCTATGACAAAGCCGTTCTCTAAATCCCAGGCTTCAACCCGCTTGATAGCCCAGTCAGGAGCATTGCGGTCTTTAGCGAGGTCACGAGTCAATCGTTCCTCTTCAGCGAAGGTACTAGGATATCTAGACTTAAATAATAGTCGCTGACTTGGCTGTAAGTCCCCAAACTCAACTATCTCCTCTGCCAGGTCGAACTCCAAGGTTTCTCCTTCCCACTCGACTTCAATCTTTCCCCCAAGGCTTATGTTGTTTTCCTGGACAAAGTGTTGTAGTTGTTCTGTCCGAACACCTTTGTTGTCCCGCAGACCGTCATATTCAGTCCATTCACTCGTCCTGGTTCCCAGTGCGGAAGCACCAATCGTCGGCCACTTCTCCCCCTCCAATAGACCTTGCAGCACGAATGGCAGTGAACCTTTACCCTGCACAAGAGCCAGGTCTGTCCAACTGTCGATGCGCTCGAACGGGTCTAAGTCTACTTCGCCGCCCACCTTTGCCGCACCAACTTCGCCAACCTGTAGAACGGCCTGTGTCCCAATTGCGCCACGGCCACTAAGGAACTGGAGGAGCGGGTTGTCACGCCGGGAGAAGAGTTCACTCTTGGTCGGTAGTTCCCCTGTAGTCGCGAGTCGATAACCACCTACAGCCATAGCAGAAATCAACTGGGTGATTGCGCGTATCTGACCTCCTACCCCTATCCAGTCACCATTGATTTGGTGGGACAAGAACCGCTTACCATTAAGTGGGTTAAGCCCTTCCTTAATCTCGTTCCAGTCCTTACCAAGGGCCATTCCAGTCAGTATGTATGTCGTCGTCACACCGCCTGCCAGCGTTGCCAGGGTGCGTAGTGACCGGCGTCCTTGCGCCGTGGAGGCATACCCTCCCACAACCTCACGCTGCACATCTTGGCGAACCCCCCGTGCCAGGTCGATATCCACATCGTATGCCGGAGGGGCCTCCTTCCCGCGTAATACAGTCTTCCGTATCCCGCGACTCAATCTGGGCGAGACCGGCTCTAACGCTTTAGGCACTAACTCCAAAGGTACGCCGCCACGGAAAGCGTCACCTACCAAGGCTACCGTTGACCGGAGGAGGCGCGGGGAGAAGGCTACCCAGAAACCCTCCGCAGCCGTCCGGCCCGGACTTAGACCCAATGCGCGGGCGTCCAAGCCGCCGGTGAGGTTGCGTATATACTGAGCGAGTTCCGCGTCTGTACCTTTCCAGCCAACCCTCGTTGACTGTAATAACTGCACCCGTGCCTCACCAAGGGCCGTGTTATACATGGCCCCGAAACGGCCAAATGATTGCTTGCCAGCAGTACGGAAATAACGCTGGACGGCATCTCCTTTCGGCAGTATCCCAAACAGCTTGGCAAAAGAAACACCCTCCCCGGTCTCAAGTGCGGCAAAGAACTCCAGGTCACCCACAGGCACACCATGACGGGCCAACCATTGGTAATCAGCTAGGTTCTTATGGATACGACGGCTCTGTACAGTGGGGTCGAAGAGGGCCTTGTAATGCGCTTCAGTCTGCACGGCCCATGCCTTCGGGTTAGAGGCAAGCACAGGCAGGCCCTGAATGAATGGCTCTGCGGCGTCAAGCGTAGATACCAGAGACCTCTTTACGTTCACCAGCGACACGACGGGACGGGTCACCCGCCGATTGAACGCACCTGGGGTCTCTGAACCTGAGATGACTTCTTTCAGCAACCTGGCGTCCTCTGGAGTAAAGTATCTGTTATGCCATTGGTCAACTCTTATGCTGATAGGCTGGTTCGGCCCCCATAAAGCACCGTCTATGACGTGTTCCTCTTTTAATTGGTTGATGTAAATCCTGCGCGTCTCTTTTGTGTCTCGCGCTGTTTTCCATGCTTTCTCCTGGGCTGTTTTAAGGTTGTCTTGCTGACCGCTTAGAAATTCCAGTACCGCCCGTTGGGCACTCTGCTTATCGCGTAACTTCGCCAGTCTCCCCTTTTCCGGGTCAAGTAAGCGGTTCAACCGGCTCTGTAGCCGCTCAATCTCACGGTTCAACGTAACAGCTTTGCCTTTGGTAACCCCGCGTTGGGCCTGCTCGACCCCCGCCCGACTGGTAGCTGCCTTTAAGTTGGTGTCGGCCTCACGGGTCAGTTGTCTCGCGACCTGTAAATCTTCCTCTGCCTGGTCGGCAAGTCTAGCTAATTTATCCCGTCGTTCAGTGACACTCTCGACCCGACCAGCCGCTGCGTCTGCTGCACGCCTGGCCCGTGTCTCTTCAGTCCCCAGTGTCCTAAACTGTCGTTGCGTCAGGTCTTGCTGCCGCACCTCGCTTGAAATAACGGGACTAGGCTCCCCCATGTACGCACGCGAAGCCTGCACCATGTCATCACGGGCATTGACGAGCCTGTCATAGCTGGCATCTAACCGGCGTGCCTCGTCAGTACGGCCTGCTAACTTGCCCGCACTTGTCGCCACTGCGGCCCGTGCATTGCGGAGGGCTGTCTGTGTGACATCCTGAAGGTGGATAGCCTGATTCAGGTTCTTCTGTGCTGAGATTAATTGCTGCCGTCTAGGTGCCTCGTCGATACCTACCAAAGATGGCAGGTCATCTAAGAGACTGCGTAGCCTGGTTAATTCGGTGTTGAGTTTAGCCTCAAACCCCTCTTGCTGACTAACTCCCCGGCCCAAGGTCTTATCGATACCAGTAGCGATGCGTATCTGTCCGGCTAGTTTCTTACCTCGTTTGACTAGATTGCCGTAGTTGACTGCGGCATCTACCGCAGCATCCTGGATGTCTTTCCGAACCAACTGGCTCCGTGTCATGCCGTGTTCTTCTAAGGCATCGTCCAGTTGTTTCTTCGCAATCTTGCGGTAGGCCCACTTCATATAGAGTTCGATGTCTTGGCGAGGATTGGTTCCGTATTTGATGCCTCGCGCCATCCCGTCAGTCACCTCATCGTAATGACGGCCCAGGTTAGACTTTAACCCTATATCTGAAACGTCTACTCCCCGTATCTCTTGGACATTATGAGGAACGTAGTATTCACCAGCAGCCCGGTCACGGATATTTTGAACCAGGCCCTCGTCATCAAGAAGTCGAGGGACTTCGTCATTCGTCATCCGGTTCACATCATCAATCAGCTTCCGCGCTTTATCTGAGATGAACTGACTATATTCGTCAGGTCTTCTAAAAATTACCTGCCATGGGGCTACGACCTTGCCGGTGCCTGAATCAAGCCACTCCCCCTTGCTGTTCACTGGTATGACTCTGTCTTTGACAGCCCCGATTTCATCGAACTGGCCTATGTGACGGTCATAGACAGCAGCCATGGCAACCTTGACTGTTTCGTGAGCAGACCTTACCTGACGCCCGTACGCAGTGACTATCTTACCCACCGGCGTAGAGCGGGTGATGGAGGGGCCAACCACAGCACCCACCACTTTCACTGCGGCCTTGCCCAAGAAGCCGCTAGCCTCGCGTGTGACGACTTCATCAACAACGGAACTTATGCCCCGAAGAGGCGGGGCGAACTCGTTCATCCCGCTATCCAATGCCAGTTTGTACTAATCCCGGAGCAGCTTCCACTGTGCCCGCTTGTCTGACAATGATGTGACCGGGAAACGTCCGAACTCTTCACCACGGCCCAGGAACTCCTGCCACCTGGCAGCAGAGCCTTCTTCGGTGACCCAAGGCACAGGCGACAAGCGTTTGGCTTCTGGGAGCGAGGCTATCACCTCATCCATCTTTGCGGCCAAGGAACCGGCTATCTCTTCCAGGGCGTCGTCACTGATGGAACCCGCAGCCTGGACAGCCCTGCCCCGTGCTATGAACAGGTCGATTAGCGGTAGGAATTCCGCTCTACCAGCGACACCTACTCCTGCTCGTAATAGCTTGGAGCCTATGGTGAACGCTTTAAGCATGACCACAGGGTCAGTGACGATGCCCAAGACTACCTGCTGCCACATCGGCCTGTCCTGGAACTCTTCATATGAAGCGACAAAGCCGTCCGTAAACAGTGTGGGGGCCTCGATATCACCAAAATCCCCGCGCACCAACGCAGGCAACTGACCGAAGACCTCCGTTACTGTTTCCGCGAACACCTCGAACGGCCTTGCGGCCCACTCAAGTCCGTCCATGAAGTCTGCCCGCTGACTGGGTTGCTCACCGAACCCACCCCGCTTGGCAAGGGTTTGCGCCAAAGGCTTCGGCATCGTCTTGTTCGTTTGATTGCCTGCACGGTCTATAACCGGGTATTCGACCCACTGGTCACTGGTGTACTCTTCAAATCCAGGGTCAGTGATTTCATCCAGTGGCGGGGCTTCCCAACGGTTCTCCTTCGCTATCCATGGGTACTCGTTCGTCTTTACCGTTGGGGCCGGGGCCTCTATCAAACCAGCCGATACAAGTGCCCGCTCCATCTCTGGCGTCATAGTGCCAGCCTCTTGATATGCCGGGGCACCACCTGGTGCGGCAAATCTCTCGGCAACTTCTGTCCTCTCTAGAGGCGTGAATGGCTCTGGTGTCGTTAGAAAGCTGTCGGCTGGCGACGGTAGTGGCTCTTTCCGTGGTTGTCCTCTTAAACCAGTGTGACGGATGACTCCTTCCGGCCCGACTTGCGGCATACCCGTATCTGGAACAGCTTCTAGTACAGGGGGCTGTGCAGATATCAGCGGTTGGTTCTGTCTCTCGTGTTCTGCAAGCCACGCCGTATAAGCACGGTTCCCCGTTGCCGCTGGTGGTGCTGACGAAGGGATGTCAGGCTCCCAGACACGCGGTGCCCGTGGGACGGTTGTCGCACCCCACGGGTCTAACTCTTCTTCGGTGCGTGGGCGTAGGTTCGTTGCTTTCCGCTGGGCATTACTCAAGAAAGGAAGGTCGAAAGCCATCAGCGAACTCCTCTGCTACTGAACGGCAGCAGCCGGCTGGTGGGCAGTCTGCGCCCGGAAGGTAAGGCGGTCTGTAGTTCCTGGCCGAAGGCACGGGACGGGATACCAGCCTGTCTAGCCAGGTCGAAGTACACGTCACGGGACTCCGGCGTCAGGTTGGATAGTGCCTGTGCTGACGGTAAGGTCAAGCCAGCCGCCTGGGACAGATAACCACGGGACGGCGTGATTGGACGCCCTGCTTGTAGTTGGCGTATACCGAAGGGTAGTTCGCCAAAGACGATACCGCCCTGCTGGTAGGCACGGCCTGTTGACTGGGCTGCTTTGATGTCCTGCTTGGTAGCACGGCCTAGAGGTAGGATATGGGTGCCTGGGGGCATCATGGCTATCTCAGGGCCTTGTTCACCCACTACGGTGATTTCACCAGGACGGACGGTGCCGCCGCCTGCCCTATTTTGGACTCTACCCATAGATTTGGCTAGGTCTGAAGCAGGAGTAGTCCACTGGCTTGGGTCATCTTTATAGATTTGACGCTCGATGTCTGCAAAAGTGATAGGCTTTCCTTCAATAGACCCATACCCAGCCAGCCCTCCTTTAGGAGTATCCGTTGTGATAGAAAATGGAGGCTCTAATTCCCCTCCTGGGTCTGGAGTTGCGCCTGCATATTTGGTCTCAAGGAGTCCTCTGCCGATGTCTTGCGTTATCTCTGAGCGCACTGGGGCGCGTTCATCAAACAGAGACAATTGAGGTTGAGCAGCGGCGGTACTGGTTGACGCAACAGCCGCTGGAGCAGGTGTACTAGCTACCGTCTCTGGAGGGCCGTCGGGAAGTTGCTGATTAGCAGACGCAGTACCCTGCATGGTTGCCAGGTTTGAATTAG